AAGAATGATTCGATATCATAAGGTGGATCAAGGAACACGAACGATTCCTTATTGCACGCGCCCAGCACGTGCGTGTAATCTAGGTTCGTAATATCCCAGTGCTGAATCATACTGCCGAACGCTTGGAGTTTACGAATGTTAGAATATGAGAAATTCTGCTGCGATGCAGACTTTGAGAATCCAGAAGACTCGCCAAGACCTGAGAAAGAACACTTGTTCAGAACATAGAACCGCCAAGCAATCTCGAACGGATCTTCTTCCAACGCTTGATCTTTGAGTTCTTCTTTACATTGTATGAACAGTTCACGATGAGATTGCGCTTGATCTATAAAGCACATCGCGATGTCTTTCTTTTCGATAAGTTTTTCGAACAACTGATCAGTATCGTTCTGTAGAACTTTCCAGAAACAATACAGGTTGTAATACTTGTCGTTGACCCAGATAGGAAGATCTGGGTTTAACTTTGTCATATGGATTGCCATTGAACCGCCGCCAAGGAACGGTTCAACAAACTCTGTCATCCTCTCAGGTATGTGCCTGTGAAGATAACGAGTCGCTCTTGACTTGCCACCAGGATAACGTAGTGGCGTCTTTAGTGCCTTCAACAAAATTACTTCTCGCCTTTGTAAATTGCATCAAGATAATCGGAGAACTGTTCTACTCTCTCCAAACGATTCGGCCAAAGTATATATTCTTTTTCCGGATCTTTCCTCAGGTTGTTCAGCAACGGTTGAATCGCATTATACAAATTATTCAATCGTTCTTCAAACCCTTCTGACTCAACGACTGTCTGTTGAAGCGTCTGTACTGATTCAAGTTCTTCCTCGGTGACTGCCGTGAAACCAAAGTCAAATATCTCACTCATCATCAAACCTTATCGTTGTAAACTTCTCACCGTCAAAGTCAGTGAGTTCGTATGAAATTATATCAACGCAGGGATACTCTACGATCCCGCCCTGATAGTTTTTTCTGCCCCGAAACTCTTCCAAAGAAACTACCTTAGAGGTTTGACGGGTATTGCGGATATCTTGCTTGTCTTGCGGCATCATTCCATTCCTCGGGTGTTGCATCATCTATACTTCTATTCTGCCTATTTTTACTCGATATGTCAACCTCTGTCAGAGACATAGTTCCTGGCGCATGGTTCCAGTCAATATTTGTTATACTGACGGGGTTCGGTAGATCAAACAACAACTCTCTCTGTACAGTATCTCTTTCGCTAGCGATGCCATGCTCTTTGTCATGAATGAACAATTGAAACAGAGTGTAGTGCATGACCTTGATCAGATCTTTGCGCCACTCATCCGGAGACTCGCCCTTCTTACCATAACGATCTTTATATTTGTCTACGTTGCCTAGACAAAAACCAGTCCCATGCCCATTGGCAATGATGCTGTCCATTGTCTGCTTTCCGTCAGTCACATAATGTTGTTGATACGTTGAGTCAATGTATCTTTTGAACTCAGCGATCAGTTCACCTTCACGATATTTGTAATCCATCATTTAACCTTCTTTTCATTTCCATTCATATCAGTAACAATTAATTCGCCAAGTTCTGTTATCTCAATCTTGGCAGCATTGAAGATATTTCCAATAATATCCCATACATAGTGTTCACCTTCACGACGTCCGAAAAACTTACCTGCTGAATAAGCAACGAACAACATTCCTGTTGCGATTATTGTGTGTAGCGTTCCGTCCATGTTGATCCCCTTAGAACATTTTTATGTTTTTAAGTTTCTCCCCCGAAGGCGTCTTATCAAACATTGGTACATCATCATCTTTGTCTTCTATGGTGAGATTTTGTTGTCGTTCATCTACATCAAACAATGTCATCCTTGATCGGTCAATACCAACCACAAACCGCTTATGCACATTTGGATCATTATATCGGTTCTTTAACTGTTTCACCATGATCTGCCCAAGCTTCTCTAGTTCTTCGTTAGAGACAAGGGCAAACATCAGGTCAGCAGTTGCGGGTAGACCAAAAGATTCAGAAGTGTCTTCGAGACCAGGATCAGAGTTTGAGAAACCAGAACGCGTCGTTTGTGTGGCAGATACGATTGGAAGATCAAACTCAACTGCGAGACCCCGAAGTTCCTCAGCGATTGCCTTGATGTAAGTGTATGAGTTTATTGACCCTCCCATTCCTTTCATTCTTGAAGACGCACATATATTTAGGTAATCTATGAATACTATCTCCGGAGCAAACTTCTTTTTCAGTTTCAATTCCTCAAGCAATGCGCGGAAGTGACTGCTGTGCGCCTGACCCGTAGGATATTCCTTGATAATCAACTTACCTGCAGTCTTCTTACCTATCTGCTGTACTCGATCTTTGAACATTTCCTTAGACATATTCTGTATCTGATCGATGGGTACATTCATGAGGTTCGCGTCAATGCGTTCCGCAATACGTTCTTCTGCCATCTCCATAGTGATGTACAATACGTTCTTACCCTGCGATAAGGCAGACGCAGCACAATGACACATGAATAAACTCTTACCGACACCCGTACCTGCCAATGCGATGTTGAGGGTTTTATTAGGTAATCCACCCTTAGTGATAGAGTTGAAGTATTCCAAGTCGAAGGGGATACGTTCTTCTTGCATGTGATAAAAGTCATATCGGTTGTCCACGTTCTCGATATAGTCGTGACCGATATTGGTATCAAACGAAACCGATAATGCTTTCTGCAGTATATCCGGCAAAGCATTTTTAGACAATGACTGATGTTTGCCATCAATGATTGTAATAGATTCCATAATCGCTAGGTAAACCGCACGATCTTGGCACCACTTCTCGGTTGTGTCGTATAACCACTGCTCGTTTTCATCATTGCGCTCGAAAACACGTGGCAGTATATCAATCGCTTCAGTATATGTATTCTCGTTGAAGCGATCGCTTTCCTGTATCTCAACGGTGAGCGTTTCCTGCGTGGGCAAACGATTGTATTTCTGTACGAAACGAACAACTTCAGAGAACAATAGTTTGTATGTTCCCTCGAAATATTCTTTCTTGATAAACGGAATGACTTTCCGCATGTACCGTTCGTTTGTCAGGATGTTGCGTAAAATGACCTGTTCAAGATCAGTCTTCATCTTGTTCCTTAGTTAACAGCGCGTTATTCGTGATTGCATCTTCAAGAACCGACTGTAAGATATCACCCGCATGAGTTTGCAACTCGATATCTTCTTCAGTTAATTCACCATCAGGACTTGATACTACTAAAAAATTAAAGTTAAGGCAATCAGTTTCTTCATTGAACTTAATATTGCCGAAACGAATCACGCTTTCGATGAAATCGCCACGAAGGATTCGAACGTCCCACGCTTGGTCGTTTCCGACATCTTCGCATGGGATTAGTTCATAATCAACGCCTTCGCTGAATCTTTGAGCGATCATGCCTCAAGTGCCTCCTCGAAGTCTAATTCAACTTCTGATCGGCGATCGATGGAATACTGATTTTGTACAAAGTCCAGGAACCGCTGGTTCTTCAGAAGATCAGACCAAAACTCGGATTCGAGCGTATCTTTCTGTCTCACTTTTGATCCAACAACTTCTCCACTTTCAGTGTCAACCAATTGATACCACCCGTTGCTAGGCTTAACAACAAACCCACCAGCAAGAGCAACATCCAGCAGACCGCTGTAACGCTCAATGCCGCCATCCCAAGAAACACTGATAGGGATTTTAGACTTCTCTTTAACCATACGGGACTTCTCAACGTTGACAATAAAGTCATATCCTGTAACCTCCGTTCCAGTTTTATTTTGACGCCGACCAAGAATCCAGATGTTATCGGCAGAGTAATACATACCTGTGCCACCCGAGACGATATCTTTCGGGAACAAACCAATCTCTTTGTATGTATGATTAATTGCAATCAACGGGATACTTTTCATTGTCAGGTATGGCGTAGTCATACGGAAAAGACCTTTCAGTGCTTTGGCGCGCGACATATCTGCAACCGACTTCTCATTGATTGCATCTTCAAGTTCTTTCTTTGATGCTAGGTTGCCCACCGAGTCAATCACGATGATAACTTTGTCTTCTTTGTCAAGGCTCTCGAGTTGTCCAATCAAATCAAACTTTAGTTCTTCGACGTTCATCACGGGTGTGTGTAGTACACGATCTGTGTCAATACCGAAGTTGGTAAAGTATGACTGGGGTGAACCAAATTCAGAATCATAGAACAGCATAACTGCTTCAGGGTTCGCATCGAGGAATGCCCCTGCCATCTTGAGAGCGAATGATGTTTTAAAGTGTTTTGATGGACCAGCAAGAACAGTCAATCCGCTAGTCAAACCACCGTCGACTCGACCCGACAATGCTACATTCAGCATCGGTACATCAATTGTCGTGATTTCTTTTTCATTAAAGAACTCTGACTGACTCAGTACTGAAGTACCAGAAACCTTTGAGTTCTTCTTAAGTTTTGCCATTATAGACATAATTTCTCCTAACCATTCCTGTAAATATATTCAAGTGCACTATCCGCTTCAAGTTCTAGCGGTCTACTATTATACCAATTACCGTTGTCTTTGTCAAATTCTGAGCAAAGGTTTGCTATCTCTTTCGCCGTTATAGGGTACTCGCGTTTAATTGCATTCCCAGCGATAGAAACCATGATCTGAAACATTTTGTGATACCAACCTGTGCTGGTAATCGTTTTGTATTCCATGGCGAGTTTTTTAGGAAAGAACGGGCAATCCATATAACTCGTCCAAGTAATTGAAGTGTTGCTCAAGGATTGCTTGCGATGCTCAATGACAGCACGCTGCATCTCCTCAGGCAAACGATCGAGGAAACTCTTACCATCGCGCTCCTTATAAGGATGTTTCGCTGTGAGATAATCAACGTCAACAGGTTTGCCCTTATTGACGAAAAAGAAGTTGTATGCGTCAACGTAATTTGCTGGAACATAATACATACGACTCAGATCTTTAGTTTGCTTGTCACCAATGTCACCAAGTTCTGTATTGAGTGCATGCCAAAACCGTTTGATATCATCGCGCTGTATAACGCCCATAAGATTAAACACAAGGCGGAACTTCGGATGATCCATCTTAGAGGATGCTGTGCTGTAACAAACAAAATCATAATCAGAGAAACGCTCAGATATATAATCGGTGATTGTAACATCTGAATCCAAGAGTAGATCGTCGACATCAACTGCTGCCCAGTTTCCCCAGCATTCGACATGTTTATTGCTCCGTGTTGTTCCTTTAGTGTAAACTGCTGGACTGATCAGCGCAGCAGTCTGTTTTGTCTCTTCCTTCAGAGAAAGATTGCGCAACAACTCAACGAATTCACTCCACGAATCAAAGTCCATGCGTTTGTGCGTTTTGTTGTCATACCGATTCTTAAAGATAGTCAACGAGTACATTAAGCAAAAAGTTCTTCAACGGAAGTTACACCCATAAGTTCGAATATGGGTTCTAAGTCTATTTCTTTAGGCAATTCTCGAACGGCAGGTGGCGTATACTTTGACCAACAAGAAGGGCACCTCGGTTTACGTTCTGTGATAGCGTCTTTTTGCTCTGCCCAAGACAAAAGCGACAAACTTACCCTTTTACCGCATCCATAACATTTTTCTTTGTAGGGTACCGTGTTTTGTGTCATATAAAAAAATCCTCAAGTGATGCACGTGGTTCTGCCGCCCACCCAACAGCATCAAGTATAGGTTCGAGCGGATCTAAAAATGTCTTACTAAACATTGTATCGTAATCCACATAAGAAGTCAAATTAAATTCTTCGGGCAACACTGTGGGAAAAGCAATCACATTTTCTTTGATTGGATTTGGTTTCCGTAGATAGATGAACTTGACCTTTTCTCCATCCTGTATCCGCTCATATTTCTGCTCTAGATGCAGTTCCTGGAGTCTGCGATTATAGAGCAAAGATCCACGCGCATGAATCGGAGTCGCCTTCTTATAGATTGCCTCTCGATCAGAAAATTTAGTTAGTTCAGACACACCTCGGGGGAACGCGATTGTCTCAGGCGCAAGTTTTCTGAACTCTGATTTGAACTCGAGAATAAATTGCTGTGTTTCCTGTTCGGTGCTATTAACAATGATTTTAAAAATCTCTTTGAATCTGTCACGCACGATTTGCGGAGTCGAAGATTTGATTGCCTCAATGCCCATCATTTTGAGTTTGGGTTCTGCGTACTGGACTCCCTCGTTGTTATGTACGTTCAGGATATATCGCTTCTTAGCAACCCAAATACCACGATCAGCAATTGCTTCGCGCTTCATTATCATACGATTTTCGTATGAGTTAGTAATCTTTGCTAGTTTCTCATACCCATCTTCCAACTTCTTTTCGAAGTGCTGTTCACAGATTTTATCTAAGAATTTTACAGGGTTGGGTGGATCAAACTTCTCGACCAGTGGCGCCATATTGATATAGACTGAGTCAGTATCAATTGCGATCACGTAGTCCTCGTCAGTTGTCTGTAGCAGTTTATTCATCTCATGGTTTACGACTGCCTCGGCACACTTAATCGCGCGCTGACCGGACTTGGTGACGCCCTCGGCGATACGGTGATCAAAGTAGCGGAACCACTTATTCGCTAACGCACCATAGAGCGAGTTCATCAGAATTTTTATGCCCATCTGACGATTATCAAGATTAGCAATCTCATTCTCAAGTTTACGTGACGGCGCTTGCTCATACTCCTGCTTCTTCGCGAGCATCTGATTCTTTATCTCAACACGATTGTCATAGAACTTTCGAATAACCTTGGGAATGATGCCCTCTTTATCAGTACGATAGTTGACACCATTAGCAGTCTTAGTACCTTCGGACGCAATCGTCTCGGGCGACATATTGTACTGTACAATAATGTTAGGGTACAGTGAGTTCAAGTCAAAC